ATATGGTCAGATATACACCACGAGATTAATCAACAAATGCTTATTAAAAAATATGGTGAATTTATGATTAAAAGAGGAACACCTCTGGCAATGTATGTGCCTTACGAAAGAAATAAATATACATATGACGTAAGTGGCCCTAACGAAGAAAATGCTAAATTGTCAAATCAAAGTTGGTTACACGTTAGATCAAAGTTTAGAGGGGGATATAAATTACATCAAGCAGAGGTGAAAAAATGTCCTGTCAAGCATTAATGATTAGTAAAAAATCATACACGGATTTAAAAGAATACTGGGATTATCAGAGACTTTTAGAATACAATAGAGAAGTATTAAAGAAAAGATTAAAGAAAGTAGAAGGTAGAGTATTTAATCAATTCGGCGCCTTACCTACAACCAGTATGTTTGATGATATATGGCGTAATGTTGAAACAGCTGATTTAGAAAAACCACCAGTTGGTTGGATACCTAAAGATAAAAATTTAAGATTTGAATGGGAACTTGGTGATTGAATATAATAATATACAGAAATCAACGGCCTTATGAGAGATATAGCTTTGATAAAAAAGAGCTTGACAAGGTTAAACAATTCTGTTATAATAACAATATAAAATGGTACATAATAATAGGAGAATAACATGGATTTTTTGAAAGACATTATTAAAGAAACAGGTAATGAATATGCTACACTAGTAAGTGAGGGTGTTGAAGCAGGTGACGTAGATAGTTTCATAGACACAGGTAGTTATACATTAAATGCTTTACTATCAGGTTCTATCAATGGTGGTATGCCATCAAACAAAATTACAGCAATCGCAGGTGAGGCAGCTACAGGTAAGACCTTCTTTGCATTAGGTATTGTAAAGGCATTTTTAGATAAAAACAAAGACGCAGGTGTCATTTACTTTGAATCAGAAAGTGCATTAACAAAAGATTTAGTTGAAACTAGAGGTGTTGATAGTAAAAGAATGGTTGTTGTACCAGTTGCAACCGTACAAGAATTTAGACATCAATCAATCAAAGTTATTGACAAATATTTAGAACAAGATGTAAAAAATAGAAAACCTATCATGTTTGTATTAGATAGTTTAGGTATGTTATCTACAACAAAAGAAATGACAGATACAGCTGAAGGTAAAGAAACTAGAGATATGACTAGGTCGCAGATTGTAAAAGCTGCGTTTAGAGTTTTAACACTTAAATTAGGCAAAGCAAAAGTGCCTATGATTATGACTAATCACACCTATGATGTGATTGGTTCAATGTTCCCACAAAAAGAAATGGGTGGCGGTTCAGGCTTGAAATACGCTGCCTCTAATATTGTTTATCTATCTAAAAGAAAAGAAAAAGATGGTAAAGATGTTATCGGAAATGTTATTCATTGTTTAAATTATAAAAGTAGATTAACAAAGGAAAATGCTAAAATAGACGTAAGACTAACTTATAAACATGGTTTAGAAAGACACTATGGATTGCTAGACTTGGCAATTAAACATGGTATATTTAAATCTGTTTCAACAAGAATAGAATTACCCGATGGCACAAAACAATATGCAAAGACTATCAATAATGAGCCTGATAAATTCTTTACTAAAGATGTTCTCTCTAAAATTGACGAGGCAGCCAAAAAAGAATTTCTCTATGGTACAGAATAAAAAATACGTTTTCGCTCAACGTGATGTAGATGATTTTTCATGTATCAAGTTGACAGAAGCGCCATATTCTGAAATAATATACACATATACAAATGTCAAATTTGCATCCGAAGAAAATGCAAGTGGACAATTACCTTTAAAATTTACTTATGAAATAAAAAAGAATCCTAATAATGTTGAAACACAAACAGAGGACTTTAGGCAATACATTGGTGATATATTAATAGAAGTTATAGAGAAACAGTTAGAAAATGGCACAATTAAATTTGAATAAAGATTACATTACTGTATATGATGATGTTATAGAACCTAGACTTTGTGATAATCTAATTACATTTTTTGAGAAAAATATAAAACATACACATAGAGAAGAAACAGATCACAGAGCATTTCAGGAATTAAATCTATCACTTGTACCAAAATATGAACACGCAATAGGTAAATTATTAAGACCTTATTTTGATTTATATAAAAAAGATAACAATATATCAGACTGTGTATGGCCACAAACATTTCAAATGGAACATACAAGATTTAAAAGATATATGCCCAATACAGAGGATAGATTTGATATTCATGCTGACGCAACAACTAAAATGACATCAAGTAGATTTTTAGTTTTATTTGTATATCTATCTAATAATGATTCAGGTTATACTAGTTTTCCTGATAGAGATATAAAAGTACAACCAAAACAAGGAAGATTATTAATGTTTCCCCCTAACTGGTGCTATCCACATGTAGGTGAAAAGGTAACAGATAAACCAAAATATATTTTAGGGAGTTATGGTCATTATGCCGACTTACAAAATTAGTGGTGTAGAAATACCTAATGAAGAATTACATTTTGCTTATATAACACATAAGTTAAGAAATGAATATGGGTTTATAGAGTCATCTAAAAAAAATATACCTGTAAATAATAAAGGTGAGGTAATGCCTATGTACACTTATCCTTGTTATGAATGGTTAAATAGTATTGATTGGGAAGGCGCAAATGTATTCGAATATGGTACAGGCTTTAGTACATTATGGTGGGCAGATAAAAAAGTTAATTATTATGGTGTAGAAGATAATAAAGAGTGGTATGATAGGGTGAAAAAATTTAATGTGCAATATAAATCAGACCACAAAGAATATATCTCATCAATATATGCAGCTGATGTAAAAGGTTTTGATGTTATTGTGATTGATGGTCAGGTAAGATTTGATTGTGTAAAACCTGCCTTTGATAAATTAAAAGATGATGGTATTATTATATTTGACAATAGCGATTGGCACAAAAATACAAAAAAAGAGTTAGACAAATATGGCTTGATACCTATACATTTTCATGGATTTAAACCATTACATGTTGACTCTGAAACAACTTCATGTTATATTAGTAAAGAGTTTAACAAAAAAGCAAAACATATAATACCTATGGCAGGAACAGAGAGAACACAACACGAAACAGATAAAACAATATTATGATAGACAAATTTGAATTAACAATATTATCCAATCTCATATACAACGAAGAATTTGCTCGTAAGGCTGTGCCTTTTTTAAAAGAGGAATTTTTTAGAGATAGAACAGAAATAATTGTATTTCAACAGATAAATAACTTCATAGTAAAATATAATAATCTTCCCACAAGAGAAGCTCTGACAATTGAGTTATCAAACCTAAAGAATATTACAGAGGAAGAATTTAAACAATCAAAACAATTATTGAATAGTTTAGAGATTGAGTCTAATGTAGATCAACAATGGTTACTAGATACAACTGAAAAGTTTTGCAAAGACCGTGCTGTATATAATGCTGTACTAAAAGGTATTAAGATTATAGATGGTAAAGATAAACAATTATCTCCAGAGGCGATTCCGAGCATCCTTAGTGAGGCTCTTGCTGTTTCTTTTGATCAGCATATTGGTCATAACTATGTCGAACAATCAGATGAAAGATTCGACTACTATCATAGAACTGAAGAACGTCTTAAATTTGATTTACAATATTTTAATCGTATAACAAAAGGTGGTCTACCACCTAAAACTTTAAATGTGGCACTTGCAGGTACAGGTGTAGGTAAGTCCTTGTTCATGTGTCATGTGGCTGCTTCTATGATAACTCAAGGCAAGAATGTATTGTATATTACTTTAGAGATGGCTGAAGAACGTATCGCAGAGAGAATTGACGCTAACTTACTAGACGTGACAATTGATGAACTTTATGACATGCCTAAAAAGTTTTATGATGACAAGATAAAGAAAATGCAAAGTAAGGTACAAGGTCAATTAATTATCAAAGAATATCCTACTGCCTCTGCTCATACAGGTCATTTTAAAAATTTGATTGATGAACTTGCATTAAAGAAATCATTTAAACCAGATATAGTATTCATTGACTATTTAAATATATGTTCATCTAGTAGATTTAAAGGTGGTAATATATCATCTTACTTTTACATCAAGGCAATCGCTGAAGAATTAAGAGGCCTTGCTGTGACTTATAATGTACCTATTGTTTCTGCTACTCAAACAACTAGAACTGGTTATATGTCAAGTGATGTAGGATTAGAAGATACCTCAGAAAGTTTTGGTCTTCCTGCAACTGCTGACTTTATGTTTGCTTTAATATCTAATGAAGATTTAGAAGAACTATCTCAAATGAAAGTTAAACAATTAAAGAATAGATATAATGATCCAGGTCTTAATCGAGCCTTTATATTAGGCGTAGATAGGGCAAAGATGAGATTGTATGATGTAGAACAATCTGCTCAACAGATTGTAGATAGTAACCAAGAAACAGAAAAACAATTAAACGAACCATCAGGCCCACAACCTGCTGAGAGCGCTTACGATAAGTTTTCAGGATTTAAAGTATGAGAAAACAAATAAGAAAAAAAAGTCCATCTGTATATTACAAAACTGAAATGATAAAGAAAGGTAAGAACATACTATGGCGTGCTGTAGAAATGCCTAGTAAGTTAGTTTTAAAAGAGTCTTTCTTTGAGGAAGATGTTAAACCAATTGTCAAGTTTCAAAACAAAAATAAAACATTTGGTATCTTTGGGTTCCCACCATTCTTTGATTGTAGAGATGACAAAGAAAAATTTGTAGATCAAGGTAAGTCGAGGTATAACGCTCCTGCTAGGACAAGAGGTCGTAGTCGTACATAAATAGTACATAGGAGAGAAAACTATGGCTTACGAAGCGTCTGAAATAATGACAGCAGTTGCTTTACAATCTGATTTGTC